GAGAGTCAATGCTTCTGGCGCTGCCTCTGCTTCAGGATCAGCTAGTATTAATCCATACGTTGAAGTAGGACCAACATTTCAAACAAAAGGCTACGGTTGGAGCACATATTTATGGGGCGACTCTACATGGGGAACTGAACGTGGAACAAGTAATGTAATTTTAGATCCTGCTAACTGGTCTTTAGATAATTTTGGAGAAGTATTGGTTGCAACAGTATTTAATGGCAAAACTTTTACGTGGAATGCAGGAGCGACTAATCCACGAACAGTGAGAGCTTCACAGTCAACATCTGGTTTTTCTACTTCTGCAAATCCAACTGCAACTAGATTTACATTAGTTTCAGATAGAGATCGACATTTATTTCATTTTGGAACAGAAACAACTATTGGCAGTTCTTCAACCCAAGATCCTATGTTTGTAAGATTTTCTAATCAAGAAGACCTTAATACTTATTTACCTAAAGCTACTAATACTGCGGGAACATTTAGATTAGATACAGGAAATAAAATTACTGCAGCTTTACAAGGAAAAGATTATGTATTTGTATTAACTGATTTAGCTGCCTATGTTATTCAATTTGTAGGTCCTCCTTTTACTTTTAGTGTCAGACAAGTCGGAACTAATTGTGGCTGTATTGCTCAACATGCAGCTTCTTACGTTAATGGAGCTATATATTGGATGTCTAATGAAGGCGGATTTTTTATGTATGATGGTACTGTTAAAGCCTTACCTTGTTTAGTTGAGGATTTTGTATTCACTGTACAAAATGGAAATTTAGGTCTTAACTTTAATTCAGCAGATGTTATTTATTCTTCACCTAATTCTTTGTATACAGAGGTAAATTGGTTTTATCCTAAATCAGGATCAGATCAAATTAATAGATGTGTAACTTATAACTACCAAGAAAACATATGGACTACTTCGTCTCTTGCTCGTAGCACTTATCAAGATCAAGGTGTTTTTGAAAAACCTTACGCAACAGAATACACTAGTACAAACACTCCAGTATTTTCACCAATTAGTGGTATTACCAATAAATATGGAGCATCCATATATTATGCTCATGAAGTAGGAACTGATCAAGTAAATAGTTCAGGTACAACTTCAATTGATGCCTTTATAAGATCTGGAGATTTTGACATTGATGATGGAGAATTATTTATGTCAATGAGAAGATTTATGCCTGACTATAAATTTTTAGTAGGTAATTCTAAAGTAACATTATTTATATCAGATTATCCTTCTGATGTTCAAACAGGGTCTCCTTTAGGTCCCTTTACAATAACAAAAACTACTGATAAAATAGACACTAGAGCGCGAGGAAGACTACTATCTTTAAAAATAGAAAACGACGCTGCAGGTGAAACTTGGCGTTACGGTAGTTTTAGAATGGATGCTCAACCAGACGGGAGAAGATAATGACTAAAAGACTAAACATTAAGAAAGCAATTAAAAAACCAGGCTCTTTAAGAAAAGCTTTAAACATTAAAAAAGGTGAAAAGATTCCTTTAGATAAATTAAATAAAGCAGCTAAGGCAAAAGGTAAATTAGGTCAACGAGCCCGTTTTGCTAAAACTTTAAGAAAAATAAATAGAGCGTAATGGCTAAGTTAACTAACTATATACCTGAACCTAAACAAGAATATGAAGTAGAAAACCAAAGACAAATTATTGAGTCTATGACAACCATGAAACAACAACTTAATTTTTCTTTTCAAGAAGATTTAAAAAATGAACAAGACGCTTTTAATTATTTTTTATCATGACAATACAATATAAAAATCAAGGTTTTAAACAATCGGATACAGCTAAAGCTACAGTGCTCACGTGTCCCACTACTGGAGCGATCATAGTTAAAAGTGTTTATTGTGCAAACAATGATGCATCATCAGCTATTTTAGTAAATATGAATTTAGTCGACTCATCCGATTCAAGCACTGAATATGAATTTTTTAGAGATGATGTAGCGGCTAAATCGCAAGTAAATGCTTCACCTCAAGGCTTGAATTTAGAAGCAGGAGATGCTATAACTGTGCAAGCAGCTACAGGTAGTAATAAAATACAAGGTCTGATAAGTTATGCTTTAATAAATAGAGAGAATGAAAACGGATAATATAGTAAAAATACATTGTACAACTATAACAACTTATAGGAATACAAAAACTGGTGAAACTTCTACAGAAAAATTAGAAGGACCTGATGTTGTTTCAGATGTTACAGTGCAGGTATCCCCGAAAGGTTTAGATTTAATGCAGAAAGTGATGAATAAACAAAATGAAGATAAGAAACCAAAAGCCTAAAGGTGGCACTGAGTTACAACTTGGATTTTTAACTAAGTATGTGAAGAGAAATTTATTAGATAACGTACAGATTTGTACTAGCGTTCCGGGTAAAGTTCCTATTGATCCTAATAAAGTAAACATACTTTGGCAAAAAAATTCTTACGATCAACCTAATATATATCCTTGGTTTAAAAATAAAGCGAACCACAATATATATGATTGGTATGTTTTTAACTCACATTGGAATCATGAAAAATTTAGAATGATGTTTGGACTACCCGACCACAAATGTATTGTTATTAAAAATGGTATTGAAAAAATAGAAAAAGCTAAACCCTATGAAAAAGGTCAACCCATAAAAATCATACATCAAAATACTCCGTGGAGAGGACTAAGTGTACTATTAGGTGCCATGCAATTAGTAAAGAATCCATTAATTAGTTTAGATGTTTATTCTTCCTGTGAAGTATACGGTAAAGATTTTATGGAAAAAAATGATCATAACTATACGGCTTTGTATGAACAAGCAGAGCAGCTACCTAATGTAAATTACATTGGTTACAAACCAAACGAATACATTAGAGATAATATAAAAAATTATAATATGTATGTGTACCCAAGTATATTTGAAGAGACTTCATGCATATCTTTATTAGAATCTATGGCAGCCGGACTATATTGTATTACTACAAATTATGGAGCTCTTTTTGAAACGGGTGCTGAATTTCCAATGTATATACCTTATGATAAAGAGTATAAAAGATTGGCTGAAAAATTTGCTTATGGCATAGAAGCAGCAGCTAAAACTTTACATGAACCTGCTATTCACAATCATTTAAATACACAGTCTGGTTATACTCATTTATATTACGGATGGCCTAAACAAGCTTCTTCGTGGACTAGATTTTTACAAGGAGCGATTAATGCAAAAAAGTAATAAGGCTTCGGCCCAAAACAATGAACCCATTTGGTTTAATCAAGACACTTCGACTAAAACCATAATTCCTAATAAAGATACCTATCAAACAATTAAAACAAATAAAGTTCAAGGAGAAGTAACAGAAATAAACATAGGATCTAATTCACCTTATAAAATAATGGTATGTACGCCCTGTCATAGTGATGTAAGTATGCATTACTGTCAAGCGGTTTTAAAATTTCAACAAGAATGTTGGCAAAAAAAGATACAGGTTAGTTATACTTTACTTAAATCTTCTTTAGTCACACAAGGTAGAAATTTATGTGTAGCTGAAATGTTAAATCATGAAGATAAATATACACACTTATTATTTATAGATTCGGATATTGATTTTAATGGGTCTACTATATTTAAAATGTTAGAGTTAGATAAAGATGTTATTTCTTGTCCTTACCCTATGAAGATGTTGAGTTGGGATAAAATGTGGAGAAGGTATCATGAAAAGGTAGATGCTATTAAAACAGCAGACGATTTAGCTAAATCTGGTTTTACCTTTCCTGTTAAAATAGAAAATCCTAATAACATTCAAAGTAATAAAGGATTAGTAGAGCTTTCACATGCACCAACTGGGTGTATGTTAATTAAAAGAGAAGTATTAGAGAAAATGATTAAAGAGTATCCAGAATTAGAAATTTTTCAACCTACTATTATCAATGGTAAAGAAGAAAAGAAAACTAATATGTTTAACCTATTCGATACTTTACATGATCCAAAAACTAAACGTTATTTTGGGGAAGACTTTGGTTTCTGTCAAAGATGGGCTGATATAGGTGGTAAAGTATATGGTTACATAAACGACTATATTACTCACGTAGGAGAATACTCTTATTGTGGTAGATTTAGAGATGATTTATGGCAGGGAAGTAGACCTGTCAAATCTGTTGACGAGCCTACAAAAATCAAATAAAGTATCATATTTACAGGATTTCTACGCCTGCTTAACAGTATAAATATATTTAAATTATGGCGT